GAAATCTCCCATATTCAAATTAATTGGTCTGCGGTAAACAAAAACAAACTCATCAAAAATCCATTCGGGAACATCCACAACCTCGTCTTTGCTGGAAAGCTCCCTGTCAGATAGCGCCCAATCAAAATCTCTCGCATCCTCTTTGCTGGTGAAATCAAGAAGCGGAACCTCCAGCGCTCTTTTAACGATTCGCCCACCATCCTCATCACCGAGCAAGTTTTTCCCAAGGATTCGTTTTAGCATCATAGCGTCTGGTCTTTTCATTGCGTTAGCTCGCTGGTGTATCTAACGTCAGCGTCTGCATCTTCCCAAACTTGATACCTTCCAAGCTCTTGCTCTTCCTTAATCTCTTGAGCGGAAGTCATGGAGCGCCCATTAGGGTATGAATATTTCTTAACAAGCACCCAAGAGCCATCAAGACTTTTCTTAATGTAATTTTGCTCTACGGTATCACTTGCAAGATAATCATCATCACGGAAAAAAGAATCTAATACATATTCTTCTGACATTGGATTGCTGTAGGTAACGAGCTTTTGAGCTGTACCAAGAAATGTGTCAAATCCGTTAGCGTCCATCAGGGCTATGAGTTGCGCCTTGCTGACATCGTGATAGCTGCCATCAACAACAGACTTGCTCCACTCATCTGAATCTTTGCCAAGTGGGAAAAGATATTCACTGCCGCCTTTATACTTCCAGTACGGATTATCTTCATCGCCATAGTTTTCTTTGTATTGTGTCTGTAAAATTAAAAGTGCCATCTTTTTATCCTTTCGGTTAATGTTGGAAGAGTTGTAATACTAACAGAGCAGATGAAGAAAACAACCCTTTTTGGGTATATATGGGAAAAAACGGCTTTACCTGAGCCTCTCTAAAGGATTTTAAGGGGATACCCCTAACCCTAATACCCCCTAAATCTGAGGAATTAGAAATTTATTGATATTAACCAGAGAGTTATAAGGATAGGAATTGGCATAAGACAGACTGTTATTACAGCCATCAGCGTAGTAAGGACTTCATAATGATAAGAGCTTATTTTTTTATTCGGAAAATTCGGATTCCGACCAGAGGGATTCGGATAGTTTTTTCCCGTAGTCTTCATCTTCCGTATAGTTGATAAAAAAGGATGGTTCGCTGCCATATTGGTTATGTAGCAGATGATGGTGTCTAAAGCAAAGCGGGATAACATTCCGGTCATCCGCCTTCAAGCCCATCCCTCTTCCGCCAATCCACGGCCTGAGAAGATGATGAGCTTGAATGGGTCCGTTGCATTCGTGATTTCCTACCGCACAGCCAAGAGACCTTACCCATGCCAGATGCGGCTTGGATTTAAAACGGGGATGTTTCCTCAGATTCTTTAAGTCTGAGGTTGAAATATCTTTTTCCGTTTGATGACGAGTTCTCCCATATTGATGCTTTGTGCTTGCTACTTAAAAGGGTGACTTTGCCCGAATAATCAGGGCTTTTTTCGGGGTCTAACTTTGTTTCAGGGGAGTTGAAATGTATCAAACCAGCAGAAAACATCAACTCTATTTTCTCGTCTCCGTCTTTGTTTCTTGATTTTGCAAGGGCGCAGTAAACATCTTGACCGAACAGTTTGACCTTGCCTCTGGCGATAAGTTCATTTGCATCATCAATCCACAAAGTCCCTTCTTTTTCTTTTAGTTCAAAATTTTCCTTTGACATTACTTTTCTCCTCTAGCTGTGCTTTTAGATTGCCATTGATTCATTACCAGATGGCTTAGTTTGTATTGATAGCCCTTACCGTTTGGTATTCGTTCACGGTTTACTACTTCGCCCGTCATAGGCAAACCATACTTTGTCCTCATGTACGGCTTGCGAATATTCCGAATCGCCGCGCTTATGGATGGCTCTCCATAAAACTTGCCTGTCTTTTCGTTAATCCTTTGCTGTATCTTCCAAAACGTCCAAGGCTGAAAATCTGATAGGCATCGCATAACATAGTGATCTAAGCCTCTTTTTTCATGCGCCATCAGATTCTCCTAGTCTATTAAACATACCCACCAATATGCCAAAAGCCTGTTTATCTTTTGCGTCCTCTGTGCTGGATAGCGCCCGTTGTATATCCTTTTCGCTGCTTTTAAAAATGTCCTGACAGGTTTTATCTGTAGCATCGCGCAAATGAGTACGACAAGATTCTAAAAATGCGGCTGTGTCATCGTTTTTGATAATAACTGTTTTGCCTTTTTTAAGGGTGTATTCATTCACGTTGACCCCCACTACCTCAGTCCATCCAGTGGTCTTTCTTTCAACAGTTTCTTTTTGCGCTTTATTGGCATCATCATCCTTCTGGTGCGAGATGTTTAACGCCATTGCAAGCGAGTACCTTTTTCCATAAGTCACCGCTCCACCTGATCCATGCGGTGTTTGGGTCTGAGCCTTAATAGGTAACACCCCATGACTTTCTTCTTCACCGTACCCGCTAATTATGGTTTCAATTCCCACATCGTTATTCTCTAAAACATGGGCTACTTGCCTGAATCTTAAACCAAGCGGCAACAGGACTGCTCTTGTCACTTGGATAAGCTGTTCAAACTCAATGAAATCCGATTTAAAATGTGGGTTCGTTCCTGTCCCTTCTATTAGATTTGGCATAAATTTTTGCGCCCAATCCATTGCCTCCGCAAAGTCTTTTGGCTTAGCTTTTACAGCGAGTTCTATCGCCTCTGTAATGGAACTTAAATTTTCACTCATTCTAATCTCCATAGCCGTTTAGCGGCTCTTTTTTCCCCTGCCGACCAGCGCCAATCATCTAAATCTGGCACAAGCAACTGGGCTACTTCTTCAATATCAGGCGAGTAACTTAACAATCTCGCCATACCTTTTGCGGCGTTAAGCGCCACTCTCCAATGCCTTTCCTGAGAAGGAACCGCCATTACAGCAACTTGTGACACGCTTTTTGTGCAATGGACGTAATCAACAATGGGCAATGAATTTTCTGCTTTCGCGTAAATAGATAACTGTCTACAGGTTGTATCTGGCACACGCGAGGGCAATCTTCCAACTGTCTTGATGTCACGAACTACTCCTTCATAGAGCAGATCAATATACCCAATCATGGGAACGCTTATTCCTACATCATATAGGTCAATTTTAATTTTTTTCTGACTAGCAATAGGTGTGCCAAGGCTGCGGTAGTGTGGCAACGCAACTGACAGGTATCGTGGCAATGCGGTCTGCTCAGAAAGAAGTTTTTTGTCATTTATTTCTGCGCCGTCATCAAGCGCGGACGAATGATTAATTTTAAACTCTGAGTCAGCATATTCCAGCACTTGCTCATCTGACAGTTCTGGCTCAAACAGCGCCTTAGTGATGGCCTTGTCTATAGCTGTTCCTCGCCACATAGCAGGGATACCTGCATTATCTCTGTAACCTGAAACGTGCAAGAGCCATCTTGCTGGGTTCTGGATGTATTCGTTAATGCTTGAGGCGCTTAGGTGTCCAACTTTGTGGGCTTCAAATGGGTCATTCATAGGCTGGCTCGTTCTTTTCAATGCCCAATTATGGCACGAAATGGGTTGCATCTCAATTAATCTCTTGATAGACTTTTCCCGAAATGGTTGTTATTTGTGACAAAAACGGCATCGGAGAGTGCTATAAAACAAATTCGGCAGAGTGTTACTCCGCCAAATGTATCTCTAAAGGGCTATCTGAGATTCAAATATGAAATTATCCGCTTGGTTGAAACAGAACAGCATGACTCAAAGTCAGTTTCTTGAGAAATCAAAACAACAACAGGCGGGGTTTAGCATCCACGCGCTTGCAAAGTGGTGCAATGGATCAAGGATACCTCGCCAAAACGAAATGCAAGTAATTCACGGAATGACCAACGGCGAAGTTTCCCCCAACGATTTTTACGGGTTGAGATAAAATCTAAAACAGCCCATAATGGGCAATGAGTGTTCAAGCCCTAACGTGGTGCATTTCTAAGCGATGCCCATCACCCACCAGTAAGCTGGTTCTTCTTGTTCTTGCCAACTATGCCGATAAACGGCATTCCTGCTTTCCATCTGAAAATCATATAGCAGAAATATGCGGAGTATCCGATAGATCAGTGCGTAGATGTTTGGTTGCGTTAGTTGATTGCGGTCTTATTGAAATCAGACACCGCAGCGGAACAAGCAATCGGTATTTTCTGAGGGTGGAAGCCAGTGTCCAGAGTGGGGTGGACGTAGGTGGCCGGAGGGTTAGGCCACCAGTGTCCGACTATACTAAAGATATACAAAAGAATGATAACGAGGGGGGAAACCTAAATGAACTTGCTGGATAAACTAAATAACGAATACAACATCCCTACGCACAGATTAAAGGATGGAACGCAAAAAACTAAATGTCCAGAATGTCAGCCAGAACATAACCCCAGAGATAACCCGCTATCGGTTACTTTGGAGCCGGATAAAATATTATTTAACTGTCATCACTGCGGATTTCAGGGCGGAGTGATAGAGCCATCTTTAAGCGTAATTCCAACCAGACGGCCAAAGCCAGAGCCAGTAACCTATCTAGCGAAACCATCCACATTCCTTGATTCCTATTTTAACAAGCGGGGCATCTCGCGTGAGACCTATGAATCATTCAACATTTTTACTGACGACAACGAATGGATCGGATTTCCATACAACGGTCATCACGGACAATGCGACAACATAAAACACCGGACTCCAGATAAGCAATTCAGACAAACAAAGAACGGGAAGAAAAGCCTCTACAATTACGACAGGGTTAAAGACTCAAAGGTGGTGGTGTTTGTTGAGGGCGAGATTGATGCGCTAAGCGTCTTTGAGGCGGGGATTGAATCGGTCACTACGCTACCAGATGGCGCTCCCCCTAATGTCACTTACAAGGAGAATGATAAAAGGTTTGGATGCCTTCAAACTCATCCTGTAAAAGCGGACAAGATAATATTGTTCTGTGATTCCGATGGGGCGGGTGAAAATCTGCGGAAGGAACTTTTGCACCGATACGGAAAAGAAAAGTGCTGGTACGTCAAAGCGCCGGAAGAATGCAAGGATGCAAATGATGTTCTGGTAAAACACGGGGCGCAGAGATTAAGGGAGCTAATAGACCAAGCAATACCTTATCCAGTTGACGGACTGTATACTGCATCCAGATATGCAACTGATGTACTTGATTTGTACCACGGAAGATATGACAGACCTATTAAAATTGGCTACCCATCCTTAGACAAGATTTACAAAGTAATGAAGGGTACGTTTCATGTGTGGACGGGAATCCCGAATCATGGCAAATCTACCTTTCTTGACCAATGCCTGATTGAGCTTTCTAAAAACTACAACTGGAAATTTGCCGTCTTTAGCCCAGAGCATTCATCAAAGATGCACATTAGAAGGCTGGCATCCATGATGCTTGGCAAATCATTTGATAGCGGCTACCAAGGCCGAATGTCTGAGGAAGAATTAAAACAGGCTATTAACTGGATACATGGACGCTTTTTCTTTATAGAGACTAGGGAGCATACGCCAAACATTACCCGAATCCTTGATATTGCCAAAGGCGCGATACAAAAGTTCGGTTGCAATGGGCTGGTTATTGACCCGTACAATGAAGTAGATGCAAGCAGGGCTGGGAAGTACCGCGAGGACGAGCATATCAGAGACTTTATTAGTCTTAATAAGAGGTTTTGCAAATTGCACGATGTAACCACTTGGGTTGTAGCGCATCCGACCAAAATGCCAAAGCAGGATAGCGGCGGCTATGCTCCTCCGACTGCTTACGACATTAGTGGCGCTGCTCACTGGCACAACCAATCTGATGCTGTTGTTACAGTCCACAGGGATTTTGAAACCAACACTATCAGAGTGATAACGAGGAAGATAAGAGAGCAAGGCTTGTATGGGCAAATCGGAGAGGCATCGTTTTGCTTCAATGAAAACACGCGCTGTTTTGAGGAGCCTGTTGCTCCAGTAATTGCCACTGATCATCACTGGTAATGATGTGAAGAAATCAAAAGGGGAAGAAAGTCTGGCAATCTTGTTGAAACATCACGGGATACCCTTTAAGAGAGAAGTCAGATTTCACGAAAGCCGTCGCTGGAGATTTGATTTTGTTATTTGTTCTATCAGGAAAATAGCCGTTGAGGTTGAAGGAGGGACGTTCTCAGGAGGAAGGCATACCCGACCTATGGGTTATGCTGGGGATTTAGAAAAGTACAACGCAGCGGCTCTGCTGGGCTGGACGGTGTTGAGGTATACGACAGCCCAAATAGGGGATAAAGCTATCGGGGAAATTAGGGGGTTATATGATTCCAAGAAATAAAGATGTTCTTGATGAGCATCTGGAGCAGTGGGAAGTGGCGATTGATAACTGGTCGGAAGGTCAGACCCAGTACGCAGAAGTTGAATCCATGTTTAAGGCATGGGAAGCAGCAAGCAAGACGGCTCTTATGCAATCAAAGATGAGCGCGGCAATGGCTGATTCTCAGGTGAAGTCCCATCCTGATTGGGCTGACCGTTACTTACAAGTCCAAAAAGCAAGCATCAATGCAGAAACAAAAAAGCGGATATTACGGTTGGCGGAAGCGAAATGGGAAAGTGAAAGAAGCCGTCAGGTGACGCTGAGGCAGTTGAAGTAATCGGGAAGTGTGGGCAGGGCAACAGGGTTTGCCTGTTCCGAGCGTCCGGTAGAGGCTCCCCATTGCTGGAGAGCCATACCCACGGTGGTCGTTAATACCCTTCTTGGTGGTATCGCTTCTGCTTGTACCAGAGCTTGCTGCCGGACTTCCCTTTGCCGGTCTGAGGCTTATGCTTAGTCTTGAATATCTTTTTGACGTGCTTAACCTCATGGGCATAGGAGTGTTTGACTGCATCCAGTAAAGGGTCTAGCTCTATTTTGAAGTCCGAATATCCCTCCGCTATCCCGTGTAGGTATTGATGGGGCGGCGGGTTAATATCGTGTTGGCGGTTCATAATGTAGACCATTACTTGTTCGTGTCCAGCCAGCGGGTGGTCTTGAGGAATCTTGACCAGCTCCTTTCGGTAGAAGCTAGGCGCTCCCTCATACACATCAAGGCGATGTTCGCAGTCTTTTGTAACCTGCCACAGTCCCAACATAACCGAGCTTCCTTCTGATTTCTCAATGTCCGCAACACCCCTGAATCGTAGTGCGAAGTCTTGCAACTCCAGCACTCCAACCGCTTCCGCATTTGGGCATCTGTAAGCCATCTGCCTAAAGCTAAGATTGGAACCATAGGCTCCGTATAAATAGGGTCTAAATTTTTTCATTAGTTTAACTCCTCATCTCTTTCTTGCATCCAGTTTTGGACATCTTGTGTAATGCCATCAAACAATCCTGTGTCTGTGGTTTGCGCTTCTGCCATCCAGCCTAGCTCTCGCAATTTACGCTCAATCTTATTTCTGCTAAAAGCGTTGTGATCGTTAGGGCCATCGTACATTGCTTCCATTTCAGTGTAGTTAAAAATTGCAAAATCATCAGTTGGTCTGTGAATCCAGCGAAATCCTCTGCCTCTCATCCACTCAACTGTTACTTTATTTTCATCAGCTATCTTTCTAACCGCATCATAAGCAACGCTCTTACGAGCTTTGATCTGCTTGGGAGCGCTGTTACCATTGCGCTGAAGCCTGATGCTAGTCTCAACAAACTGCATCAAGAAAGTGAGCCACTTTGAAATCTTGGTAAAATCAGTGGTTCCGCTATGCTGACGAAATTCAATACTGCCTCGGTCAGCCACATTGGTAAGGTTAATCTTGTAGTATCTACCAATCGCATAAGCGAGGTCTCTCTTCTCTCTGGTGGTGCGGCCATCTTGGATTGCTCCGTTACCGGCTGTATCAATGGCTCTCTTAATTGAATCAACAGAACCAGTTATTGAGTTAGCCCATCGGCTATTGCCTCTGCGAGACCGTGGCATAATGTTATCAATGGAATCCTCAAAACTAGCGTACCTCTCAAAGACCCTACCAATCTCGCCAATGGTCATATCGCGTGAATCCAAGTGAACGTGTAATCCGCAACTTCTATTAACGTGCAAACCTTGGACACTATTGAGAGCTTCGGTAACTTTCTTCAAAGCCTCAAGTCCAGCTTCACCCTGTAAGATGGGGCTTACAACTTCACCGCACCCATCTCTGTGAGAGAGGCTGGCATCTGTAACCACTTTCCAGTGGTCGCGGGTAATGTGGTTGTAGCTTTCTACAGCACAATCAATTCCTGCATCTCGTATTGCTTGGGCAACCTGCCCGTTTCTAGCTCCAACAAACTCAATCTCTATACCGAAACCTCTGTTTGAAATTGCCATTTTTTTGTTTCTCCTCTGAGAAATTAATGTTTAGGTTTATTTACGAGCAGGATTAGTATAACAACCTCAGTTATTATTACAACTATTATTTAGGGTAAATGCCCCAAAACATGAAATAAATTTGCCGAAACGGGCTTTTTTTGACAGACTTGCATCATTAGGAGATAAAAATGACTCTCAAGCAGCAGATAAGATTAGTGTCCACTGACAGCCTCATTCCTTACGACAGAAATCCGAGGATTCACCCAGATAGCCAGATAGAGCAGCTTAAAAACAGCATCCGACAATGGGGATGGACAATTCCAATCTTGATAGATGAAAACGACCAAGTTATCGCTGGTCACGGAAGATTGTTTGCCGCGCAAGGTCTGGAGATGGAATCCGTACCTTGTATTACTGCGGAAGGCTGGAGTGATGAACAAAAGAAAGCCTATGTCATTGCTGATAACAAACTGGCAGAAGGAGGTGAATGGGATTCAGGTCTGTACTTTTCGGAATTAAAAGCAATTAATGAAAAAGGGTTTAATCTGGAGCTGGTTGGCTTTGATTCCAGCATCTCTCTTGATTTTGAGCCAAACCTTGACCCCTCTACATCATTTGCAGATGTAAGTGAGAGCGATATTGGAGATGCAAAATCTTCTATGTCCGACAACATGGATAAGCTAACAGGAGATAGATCGGCAAAAGGGACTAATGTTATGTGTCCGTTTTGTGCTGAATCTTTTACTTTTGATGGAATATGAAAACGCCGGATTATAAAGCACCGTTTTAATTCATGGGGTTGATGTGAAATACATAATGAGAACCTGTGCTGGTAGGGAAAATTACGCAGAGTATTTGCACTATAAACTACCAGAGCTGATTGAATTAAAGGATGAGAGCTTTGACCCGATGAAAAATTTTATGAATGCGCTAGAGGTTGCTGAAGATGATGAAGCAATCCATCTTGAGGACGATGCTATTTTGGCTAACGACTTCAGGCGAAGGCCGGAAAAGTCATTGATGCAAATCCCAATATGGTCATTCAGTTTTTCTCTATGAGGAAGGCTGATTTAACTGTAGGCACAAGGATTGAAAATGGCTCAACTTTTCTTGCCGCACTTTGTTTTTACCTTCCCCCGAAAATGAGCAGAGGCTTGAGGTCATACTTTCCTAACTGGGAAAGGCGGGATGAGCATCCTACAGGGTTAGATTTAACTATTGCTGATTATCTTAAAAAGACCAAGCAAAAGTATCTGATACATTGCCCTAATTTAGCCGATCACAGGGTTGGTAAATCAAAAATAGACAGTAGACGCTCATCAAAGAGAGTCAGCCTTACATTTGAACATCCAGCGTGAAAACCCAGCGTAACAAGACCCTTTATCATTCTGCTCTTAAAAAAGGCTCAATTACTTATGGCAATGTAAATGAGACTTTAAGGGCTGACCATCCGAAAGGGGTGATGATAAAGAATGATATTATTGCTGATGGCCTGCCTTTGGAGTTTGAGGAATGTGATGTTCTTTACGCTGAGCCGCCTTGGCCTCATGGATTTAAGGTTTTCAATGAAAGAGCCGGAGTTACAGGTATATCCTATAGCGACTTAGCTGATGCAATAGCCAAAATAATACTGCAAAGCAAGATTCCTGTTTATCTTCTTATGTGGAAACCGCTGTTAAACAAACTCCCTGCCCCTCAAGAATTGCACGAAACAGTATTACATGGGGGAGATGCGTTGGTAGGCATATGGAATGATAGTTATCTTGGCTCATGCGAATCGGCAAATGTGATATGTCAAACACTGGGGACTAAGTATAAATGTTTCGGTGATTTTACTTGTGGATATGGTGCTTGTGTAGCTGATTTTATGGATGGGGGTGGTAAGCGTTTTGTTGCATCTGATTATGACGGAAAGTGCATTACGGTTATGTCGGCAAGAATGAAAAAAATTATATGAAAATATTCTTAAAACAGAATGTCTGGGATGCTGCTTACGAAAGAATATCCTATCTTTTCAAGGAGTTTGACGAGGTAGTAGTGGCGTTTAGCGGAGGCAAGGACAGCACTGTAACGCTTGAGATGGCGCTGTTGGTCGCTGAGGAGCAAGGGAAACTACCTCTGAAGGTGATGTGGATTGACCAAGAGGCCGAATGGCAAGCGGTTGCATCTTACACAAAAAAGGTAATGTACCGAGATACTGTAATCCCTCACTGGCTGCAAGTCCCAATAAAGCTCTTTAACGCAACTACGATGGATTATCCTTGGCTGAATTGCTGGGCAGAAGATGAAAAATGGATGCGAGAAAAAGACCCTGTCAGCATCAAGACCAATGATTACGGTACGGATAGATTTTTTAATATGTTTCCCGCTTACCTTAAAAAGCACTACAGCGGCAAATCAGTGGCGTTGCTGGGAGGGGTGAGAGCCGAAGAAAGCCCAAGACGGCGAGCAGGGATGACTCTTGACGCGACCTACAAGGATATAACTTGGGGCAAAATCTACGATAGAGACGAGGGGCATTATGTTTTCTATCCTTTCTATGATTGGAGCTACACCGATATATGGAAAGCAATCCACGATAACAAGTGGGATTACTGTCCTATCTATGACGAGTTTTATCGGTATGGCATAGCGCCCTACAAAATGCGGGTATCAAATCTTCATCATGAAACGGCGGTTGACCAGTTGTTTTATCTGCACGAACTGGAGGGGAAAACTTGGGATGCGCTTACTCAGAGATTAAAAGGCATAAATCAAGCAAAGCATATGGAGAAATCCGATATGTTCAGGGCTGATGAGTTGCCGTTTATGTTTAACGATTGGCGAGAATACAGGGATCATTTGCTTGAAAACCTTATAAGAGATAAGGGGTTTAGGAAGAAGATAGAAAAGAAACACAAATTGATGGACTTAAAATTCAGTGGCATGGACAGAATAGAAGAGATGTATAAGGCTCAAATTTTAGGGATTCTTGCTAATGACTTTGAGTTCACCAAAATAAAAAATTTTGAGGGCAGACCTGAAGCCGTCAATTTTCATAAATTCAAGCGCGGATTAGATGTTAACTGGAACAGGCCGGAAAAAGATTTACGGTTTATCAAGCCAGAACAGAGAGGGAAGTGAGTGAGCATTAAAGATCATCCAGTAAGTGATGTCATGTGGGTTCCTGTGGATATGGTGGAACCTAATGACTATAACCCTAACTCAATCGCTGGGACGGAAATGAAATTGCTCTACACAAGCATTAAGCATGACGGGTATACGCAGCCGGTAGTCACTATTTGGGATGAAGAAAAACAGAAGTACGTTATCGTGGACGGCTTTCATCGTTACTTTATTGCATTGAATAACAAGGACATAAGGGAAAGCACAGAGAACAATGTCCCTATAGTGGTTATTAAGAAAGATGTGAACGAAAGAATGGCCTCAACTATTAGGCACAATCGGGCTAGGGGGAAACACTCTATAGGAGGAATGTCTAGCATGGTGTTCAGTATGTTAGATAACGGATGGAAGGATGCAGAAATATGTAATCACCTCGGTATGGAACCTGATGAATTGCTAAGGCTCAAGCATATTACCGGCTTTTCAAAGTTGTTTGCTGATACCGAATACAACAAGGCTTGGGTTTCCAAACATCAGATAAGGTTAAAAAAGGCTCAAAAAGGCGACGGAGAGCATCCTAATAGAAGTCCGGCAGTATCCTAACGCATGAAATTCATCGCTAAAGCGCGGTTTTTAGTAGCAAAATAGATAAAACTGGACGAAACTATAACGGTTATGGCTAAAAAATTAACAGATGAATTAGAAATAACCATCAGGGATGAGTTCATTCATGGTTATATGAACGGGGATGGAGAACGAGTCTATCCCACTATTGACGGGCTTGTATCTAAGCATGGTGTGGGCAGGGCTACCCTATACCAAAGAGCAAAAGACGATGGATGGCAAACGCTAAAGAACCGCTATCAGACCGAGCTGCGAGAGCAGATTGATAATGAGCGCATGGAACGGGCGATTGAGAATGCAAAAACACTGGATGACACCTGTATGCAGCTCGCTCAAGCCATGCTAAACGGGGTCGGTAGGCGTTTACAGAAGGCCATTGAAGAGGAAAGAAACGACCCTGAGTACAAAGGTTTAGAGGCTCATATACTGAGCCACTTATCCGCGACAACGGCTACCGCTCAGAAGATCGGCAAGTTGGCGCTTGGGCAAGCACAAGAAATTTCAAAGGTGGCGGCAGATGTCAGCAATCCTGAATCCTTCAGAAGAATTATGGAACAACTGGACGAACTTGCGGAGGCAAGGTCACAGGAGTACGGCGACTCTATACACTGATTGGCTTTCTACGGCGAGAGTGAAACAGCTAACTCCTTTGGGAAAATGGCATATATGGCTAATCCTAGCTGGCAGAGGTTGGGGAAAGACCAGAACAGGGGCTACTGATGTTATGTTGTACGCCCTAAGAAACCCAGAAGTTCAAGTTGCAGTCGTAACGCCTACATTCGGAGACCTTAGACGAGTAGCTTTTGAAGGGGTATCGGGAATCCTGAGTACCATGCCCAAAGACTGCCTTATGAATGGAAGGGGGCAGGGTTACAATGCGACTGCATCAGAGATAAGGTTGTTTAACGGATCAAAGATAATGGGGTTTAGTGCTACTGAGCCTGATAGATTAAGGGGTCCGCAATTTCATAGGGCTTGGTGTGATGAGCTTGCATCTTGGAGGTATCCAGAAGCATTTGACCAATTAATGTTTGCCTTGCGTCTGGGGGAGCAGCCACGGTGCGTAATAACTACCACGCCGAAACCGACACCCCTGATAAGGCAGCTTATGGAAAGAAATGATTGCCTCTTAACCACAGGAACAACCTTTGAGAACGAGGAGAATCTGGCTGCATCTACTCTTAATATGCTGAAGGAGAGATACGAAGGTACGACTTTAGGGCGGCAAGAATTATACGCAGAAGTCATTGATGCAATGGAGGGCGCATTATGGAAGCCCTCAATCATAGAAAACAAGAGACTGAAAACTGTAGATGAGGAAACTCTTACCAACGTACTGGTAGCTATTGATCCAGCGGTTACGTCACACAGCGACTCAGATGAGACGGGCTTGGTTGTAGTGGGAAAAGACGCGGAGAATGCGTATTATGTCCTTGAAGATAATTCAGGCCAATACTCGCCTGATCAATGGGGCAGAAAAGCGGTTGAGCTTTATTATAAGTATGATGCCGATAAGATTGTAGCGGAAGTAAACAATGGGGGTGATCTAGTGGGGAAGTTGATACGAACCATTGATGAAAAAGCAAGATACAAGTCTGTTCACGCAACCAGAGGGAAGATGGTCAGAGCAGAGCCAATAGCGGCACTGTACGAGCAAGGGAAAGTCCACCACATAGGTGTTTTCCCAGAGCTTGAGACTCAGATGTGTACTTACACAGGTGATAGACCAAAACCGTCACCGGACAGGCTTGATGCCTTGGTCTGGGGGCTGTCTGAATTAAGCAAGTCGCGGGGCGCGATTTCTTGGAGAATCAGCTAATGGCTCTATTTGAGGATATGTTAAACAGGTTCCGGCGCAAACCAGCGATGGATTTGAAACAGGCTGGAGCAATGGTTGGGTATTTCGGGGTTGGGTCAACAACTACCAAAATGTTTCAGTACGAGGACTTGGCGCGGGAAGGGTATTTAAGGAATGCTATTGTTTATCGCTGTGTCAACGAAATTTCAAAAGGCGCTTCATCTGTTCCGTTTGTCCTAAAGTCTGGCGATGACGCTTTAGAAAGCCATCCTGTTATTTCTTTGCTTGATAGGCCAAATCCTCAGCAAAGCTATTCTGAGTTCTTTACTGCTCTCTATGGGTATCTGTTATTGAGCGGGAACGCTTACATACTCAAGGTTGCTGGGGCAAGGGGAGTGCCTAAAGAGCTACATCTTTTAAGGCCGGATAGAATAGAGATTAAAGGCAAAGGGGGCAGTGTATTCCCTGAAATATATGAATATCGTGTAAATGGGAGCCTAAAGGCATCCTATGAAGTAGACCAAGACACTGGGTTTTCAGAGCTGAAGCAAGTTAAGTTATGGCATCCTATGGATGATTATTACGGCTGCTCTCCTCTAACAGCGGCAGCTATGGAGGTTGATCAGCACAATTCAGCCACAAAGCACAATATCAATCTGTTAGAAAATGGAGCAAGACCAAGCGGGGCGGTAGTATTCAAGCCGCAAGATGATGCGGGTTATCAAATGCAGCTCTCTGATTCTCAGCGACAGCAGTTACTCACTGATCTAAATACCCGCTTTACAGGCAGCAAGAACGCTGGCAGACCTATGCTGTTGGAAGGAGACTTTGATTGGAAAGAAATGGGCCTTTCTCCAAAAGATATGGACTTTCTCAACCTAAAACACATGAGCGCCACTGACATTGCGATGTGTTTTGGGGTTCCGAGCCAGTTAGTCGGAGTGCCGGATGCCCAAACCTACAGCAACGTAGCAGAGGCAAGATTGGCGCTTTATGAGGAAACAATCATTCCCTATTTAAGAAAAGTAGAGTCTGACTTAAACGAGTGGCTGGTTCCGCAGTTTAATGAAGATTTCAAATTTGAATACGACATTGATAAAATACCAGCTTTATCAGAAAGAAGGCGGCTTATCTATGAAAACGTAATAGGGGCTGTAGATAAAGGAATCATGACTCGCAACGAAGCGCGAGAGCTGGTTGGGCTTAACCCGATGGAAGGAGCCGATGACTTGCTGGTTCCTGCTAATCTGTTTCCTTTAAACGAAGGACCACCGCCGGAGCCTGAAAGAGTGGACGATGAGGACGATATAGCCCAGTACGAGGAGGAAGAAGAGGAAGAAGAGGAAAATATAACCAACTTCCCGTCAGCAGGGCAGAACAAAACAATATCTTTAAAAAACAGCAACTTCCCGCAGTTTGATTATAAGTTTGCGGAAGTAATGGCGAAAGACGAATCAAAAGCCGGAAAACTGCTCTGGAAAAAAGGGGATGAGGCTAGTAACCATGCTTATAGCCAATGGTCTAAAGCAAGGCAGGGGTCACAGGCATCCGAGGTAAGAGAGTGGATTAAAAGGCGGGAAGAAAGATGCGTTAAGCATAACGGAGGTCTTACTTCTAACGGCATCGCGCTTGAAGAAGTGATGGATTTGGTCAAATGGGGAGTCATTAACACTGGCCTTGGGGAGAAAGGAATGAAAAAGACCATATTGGAGGCCGCACAAAAACTGGAAATAAAGAAATGGGGGATCGTTAAATCATGACTCAGCCTTTTTATTACGTTGCAAAAATAGACAGAATTGTTGATGGCGACACCATAGATATAAACTTAGACCTTGGCTTTAAAATTATCCTTATAAAACAGCGAGTTAGGCTCGCAGGAATAGACACCCCAGAAAGCAGGACTCGCAACAAAAAAGAAAAGGTAATGGGTCTAGCTGCCAAGGAGCGATTAAGGGAGTTGTGCGGGGAAGAAATCTTGCTTCAATCGCTTGGAAGGGGCAAATATGGCCGCATACTGGGCATCCCTCTAACCAAGAAAGACGGCAAGAATATTTGTTCCATGCTCATCAATGAAGGACACGCTGTTGAATACTGGGGCGGTAAAAAAACTCACAAATGGGCTTAAAGCCTTAGTTGATTTCCGTCAAGGCCGAGTCAACGCCAGACGGTACTTATCTCAGCAGCACAGGCTAACAAGGAGCCTGAGTCGCAACTTCCAGAAAAAAGTCTCTTCTGCGCTAAAGAAAACAACCCTTATAGTTGCCGATGACATCAAGAATGGCATTGAGCCTGATTATGGGCGTGTTTCGCTAAGATTAAACAATGAGTTGAACGCTACCCTTAAAACTCAGATACAGCGCGTATTCAGCACCGTATATTCCCTAAACCTTGATAAATACAAAGTAAACCAAAAGGCGGCTGTTGGTTTTGACTTTGAGGAATCAGCAGAATTTCAAATACACGTTAATAAAATGTTTAGAGAACGCGCTGAATATATGCGTCTTGCTGCGACTCATTACAGTAAGGACATTTTGGATCGTGTAAATATTTTAAGGAATGACGGAGTAGGTGTAGACGGTATTGCAAAGAGCATAGTAAAAGATTTTGGACCCATTAGCCGTAACAGGGCGGCGCTAATAGCAAGAACAGAGACCCATAGCGCTGTTGGTTCAGCCAACTTTTCCTATCACAGCGACATATCTAAAACCTATGGCATCCAGATGATGAAGCAATGGCAAGCCACTTCTGATGCCAGAACGCGGTCAGCCCATGCTGCAATGAGCGGTAAAAAAGTAGGCATGGATGAAGGGTTTACGATGCCCAACGGTTCAGTAATGAAATATGTAGGTGATCCAGCCGGAGGAGCTGCTAACGTCATAAACTGCCGATGCGTAATTATTTACGTTGAGTCTCAAGATGAGGTTGTGAATACCGGAAAGCCAGAGTTCCAAGAGTCCACAGATTCGCTTGGTCGGCCTATTCCGATGTCGGCGGATGCGTTTAGAGCCGGATTTTTAGCCAAAGGACTAGAGGATAACTTTAGCGCATCAAAAAGGAGTATGAAGCAAAGAGTAAAGGACAATGCAGAGGAATGGCCTGATCAAAGAGGAACAAGATTCAGTGGCAGAAGCAAGACTGATTTTGCAAAAGTCTCATCTGGGCTAGAAAAGAACCTTGGAGCAGATGCGGCAACAAAAGCAGGGGCAGTAATGCTAGATCAAGCTGTAAAAGAAACTGATGCTTTCGCCGCTTTATTTGGCGTTCCAAAACTGAGAGGATTAAAACTTGTCCGCTCAACTAGGAGTAGGGCAAATATGGGTGATGGAGTAATGGGGGTAAATCCAAAGGGATGGCTTGCACCAAACGGGCGAGCTATGTTGAACAGTGATAAAGCCTCTACATCTAAGTGGAAACAAGGAGACTCAAATTTTGATAAGCCCCATTCAACGGCACAATACTATGCTGACCCATTGGATAGGATAAGAAGTACCGTGTACCATGAGTTTGGGCATCTTATACATCAGAATTATAAGGTGGCTGCAAATAGCGGTTCCTATTTTAGTCCAGTGGTAGAGCGTTGGTTCTCAAGGAAAAAGCTCAAAGGAACCTCGGCATCAAAGTATGCAAATAAAAACGCTCAGGAGTGGTTTGCTGAAAACTTTAGTTTATGGGCGCAAAGGAAAGATGACTTGGTAGCGCCAAGATTTAAAAAGCTGATAGAGGCTATGCTTAACGGGGCTGACGAGTTAAGCGGAATTTAAGAGGTTATATATGGCTGAAAAATTAAGCGTTGAACAAATCAAAGCTAGGATGGAAGAGCTAGTTTCTATTGACAGAATAACAGGCTGGACTAAAAATGAAGAGAAGGAGTTTGACGAGCTACTTGAATTGCATCCTGATGAAACAGAGGATGACGAAGAGTATTTAATGATAATGGATGAGACTTCTGATCTTAAACGGCTTAACGTAAGTCCTGCGTCGCTGAGCAATTAGCACAATAATGTTTTGTTATTGGGTTGATGCAGGTATGATATGTCAAAATTCAAGGGGGGTTGCAAATGCCTATCCCTAAGCCGCGATCAGATGAGAGCAACAAAGATTTCATTGACCGATGTATGGCGGATACAACCATGACTGAAGAATACAATGTAACTGAACGTCTAGCGGTATGCCTTAGTACGTTAGAAGATAAAACAGATACCGTTGAAGATGAGAAGCACGTTGTAGGTGTTTCAGAGACAGAAAACTCATTCATTATAGAGTATCTAAAGGATATGGAAGAGGAAAGCGAATACGAAGATGATGAAGATGAAGAGAAGCGTACCGAGCATATTGATGTAACGTCAGAAATAAAAGCAGAAGATACAGACAACGATGACGGCACATTCGTAGGGTATGGCTCAATCTTCAACAATACGGATTTGGGTAATGATGTGGTAGAAAAAGGTGCTTTTACCAAATCGCTGGGTAAAAGCGGACCCAAAGGCGTAAAAATGTTATTCCAGCATAAAACCGATATGCCCATTGGGGTATTTGAGTCTATTGAAGAGGATTCAAAAGGTTTAAAAGTTAAAGGACGCTTGGCCTTAAAGACACAAGCAGGGCGAGAAGCCTACGAATTACTGAAGATGGGCGCTATAGATGGGCTGTCTATTGGCTTTAGAGTAAAGCCTGATGGGCAGAAGTACGATGCAAAAGCAAAAAAGCGTTACATCAAAGAAGTAGAATTGATGGAAATTTCGTTAGTAACCTTTCCGATGAATCCCCGCGCAAGGGTAAGATCAGTCAAAGGAGACGAGCTTTCTATTAGAGAATGGGAAAATGGACTACGAGACGTTTTTCATTTATCACGTTCAGAAGCAAAAGCGGCTGCAAAGGCAGTCCACGATACATTTGCTCAGTGCGAGGCTGAGTCAAAGTCGGTTACGGTAAGCGCCGTTGCATCATTAACCGAAAAACTTATACACCTGAAAGAATGAGGAGTTCCTATGGACGATGTTAAATCGGCTATCTCCGAAATGGGCAGTGCTTTTGAAGAATTTAAGAAAAGCTATGACCAGAAATTGGAGAATGTGGAAAAAGGTGTGAGTGACCCACTTCTGGACGAGAAGCTAGTTAATATTGAAAAAAAGCTAGACTCTCTTGAGGAAGTGAATCAGCACATCACACTGCAACAAAAAGCTAGTGAGAACATCAAAGAGCAAATGGATCGTTTGGAAACAGCGGTACGCCGTCCTGCTTCTGGGTTTGATTCAAAGCAAATTGATGAAACTCTAAGTGCCTTTGATGTCTATTGTAGAAAAGGGATTGAGTCTTTAACACCAGATGAGCGTAAAGCTCTTACTGTCAGCAATGACACAACTGGCGGTTACTTAGCTCCCCCTGAGTATGTAAGAGAAATCATTAAGGGCATAACTGAAATCTCACCAATTCGCTCTATAGCGAGGGTGCGGTCAACAGCTCAACGCTCTATTCAAATTCCAAAGCGCACAGGACAGTTCAGTGCAGCGTGGGTCGCTGAAAGCGGAACACGATCTGAAACTACTGGCTGGTCAGTGGGCATGGAAGAGATACCAGCGCATGAGCATTACGCACTTGTTGATATTTCTGAACAAGACCTTGAGGACACTGTCTTTGATCTTGAAGCTGAAATGCAAGCTGAATTTGCAGAGCAATTTGCCAAATCAGAAGGCACAGCTTTTGTCTCTGGTAATGCAGTGGGCAAACCTGAAGGTATCATGACCAATTCCAGCGTGGGTGAGGCCGTATCTGGCTCTGCCGCTGCACTAACTGGCGATGGGTTACTCACTTTGGTTCATAGCGTGAAGTCTGGCTATGGGTCAAATGGAACTTTCGTATTTAACCGTACTACTTTAGCAGCTATCCGAAAGCTAAAGGACACAGCGGGACAATACGTTTTTCAAGCTGGCATGAGCTTACAGAATGGTGTTCCTAATACCATTGTGGGCTACCCATATATTGAAGCAACAGATATGCCTGATATTGCGGCTAATGCGTACCCTGTAGTATTTGGGGACTTTAACCGTGGGTATTTGATTGTTGATCGTATAGCCTTAGCTGTTTTGCGTGATCCTTTCACTCAAGCAACTACTGGCAATGTACGATATGTGGCTCGTCGCCGTGTTGGGGGGCAAGTAGTTCTGCCTGAAGCCTTAGTCAAGCAGAAATGCTCTACATAGGAGACTGACATGAGAGACTTAGCAAATAGTGTAGCAGCGATCCAAAGTATTGCTCCCGTAACTGGGACTTCCGATGCTAATGGCACTGGCGTTGACCTTCAGGGGTTTGAATCCGCCGTTGTTGTCGTTAATACAGGAATAGAAGGTGATACTTTAAGTTCCAGCGTTAAAATTGATTTTAAATTAGAGGATTCCTCTGATAACAGCACTTTTAGCGCCGTAACTGCCGCCACATCTGTAACTGATGGAACAGTTGATAGCAGTGGTATTTTCCTCACTCTTGATGCAAATACTGAAACTCCGCAGATAACAACCATTGGTTATGTCGGTGGGGCGCGATACATTC